CAAAATGCTTTTAATTGACAGCGCCGAATTCCAAGCAATGGAAATGGCACGTTTGTGCAACATTCCGCCGTACCTTGCAGGCGTGTCGGTCGGCAGTTACTCGTATCAGTCGAGTGCTGAGGCGCGCATGGACTTGTGGACATTTGGCGTACGCGCTTACGCAGACTGCATTGCTGGCACATTAAGCGGCAACAACGTGCTACCTAACGGCACATATGTTGAGTTTGACGTTGAGCAATACTTGTCGGGCGAATACTCAATGAGTGATTACCGTGAGGACAATTCCGAAACACCGATACCAAATGGAGTACTATAAATTTTATGATCAGATTTACCCCCAATCAAAAGATCACGGTTGATGCAGCGGCGGCAGAGGGCTTGCCGTCGCGCTCAATCTCAGGCGTGGCAGTTACATACGACGAGACAGCGACAGTTAATGACGGCACTAAGGTACGATTTTTGCAAGGGTCGTTGCCAGTCACGGGGCGCGACCCGAAACTATTTATGCAGCATGACAGCAATCAGATTGTCGGCAAAGTAGTTGAGCGTGTGGACACACCGCAGGGCATGATGTTTACGGCCAAGATCAGCGCCACTCGACTAGGCGACGAAGCACTTACCCTTGCATTAGATGGCGTTATTGACGCGGTATCGGTAGGCGTAACCCCAACAAAGTTTAGTTATGACGAAGAAGGCGTAATGATCGTTGAGGCGGCTAACTGGCAAGAATTGTCGCTCGTGTCGGAAGCTGCGTTCCCCGGGGCGATTATTGAAAGAGTAGCGGCCAGCAAGCCTGACGAGGTAGCCGAGGGTATCCCCGAAACAGAATTAACTAATGCTATACAATCAGAACAAGACGAACAAAAGGACAAAGACATGACCGACAAAATTGAAACACCAGTAGTTGAGGCAGCACAGTCAACAGTTGACAAACTTTGGGCGCAACCTGCACGCGAATTTAAAATGCCAACACCGGGCGAATACATGGCAGCAATGGCAATCGGTGGCGACACTTTTGCAAAAGTTAATCTTGCATACAAAGATGCAGTTAGAAAACAGCAGTCAGCGTTGCAAGCAGCAGCGGGCGACATTTTGACAACTGATACACCGGGTCTTTTGCCAGTACCAGTACTTGGGCCACTATTTCAAGACTTGAATTTTGTGCGACCAGTTGTTAGCGCATTTGGTGCGCGTGCAATGCCAAACACACCGTCAAAAACTTTTATTCGACCAACAATTACTACGCACACTTCGGCCGCAACACAGACCGAAGGTTCGGCAGTTAGTGCAACGACAATGGTTATCGCATCAAACACAGTTACTAAAACAACTGTTGCTGGTCAAGTAACTATTACTCGACAGGACATGGACTTTACAGACCCAAGTTCAATGAACTTGATTTTGAATGATCTTGCAGGCGAGTATCTCATTAAAACTGATGACGTTGCAGCCGACGCGCTTGTTGCAGGTAAAACTGCATCAGGCTCAACATGGACAGTTACGGCAGGCGACCCAACATCGCTGATTGAGTCTTTGTATGACGCGGCACGCGAAATTACTGAGGACAGCAACTACTTCCCAACACACTTGTGTGTATCGCCTGACGTTTGGCAAAAACTTGGTCAGCAACTTGACTCAAGCAAGCGACCAGTACTCGGTTACACAACTGACGGTGTGCTTGGTCAAAATTCAATTGGTAAAGTTGGCGGTCTCGCTTACACAGCAATGGACGTATTTGGTCTTAAATTGGTTGTTGATAACAATTTTGCAAACGGCACAATGCTTGTCGTTTACGCACCGGGCTTTGAGATTTACGAGCAACAACAGGGCATTTTGTCTGTTGATGTTCCGTCAACTCTTAGTCGCACATTTAGTTACTACGGTTACTTCTCAACATTTGTTGCAAAGTCATCGTTCATTCAGGGCATCGTAATCGCCTAGTCGCATGGCGGCTACACCGCTATGGCGACCTATCTAACAGCGTCAAAACAGTTACTAAATAACTACGCCTGCATATCTACGCTCGAGCCAACCGACATACAGGTTGGCGACAGCATCGTTGTCGCAAGCATTGCCGCACCGTTTAACGGCACGTTTACCGTGTTGTCATGCCCGCAATACGAATACACGGGCATAGATAGCACTACAGGCGAATGGCTGTTTAACGAGAACGTACCGCGCGCTAATCAAGTGCTTTACGCCTGCACAGGCGATGCAGTTGAGTACAGCGCGTTTTACACAGGCACAGTCTCGTTTACACCTACCTGCACTTGGGTTACGGTCGCAAATCTTGTCACCTATCTTGGCGTGTCAATCACTAACCCGTCAGACGATTACACGCTGGCAACACAGGCCGTAAGCGCTGGCAACCAGTTTTGCAGCCGTCGTCGCGCCGAGGCAGGCTACAACGACAGTCTCAGCACATCGCCTAGCGGTGACGTAACGCTGGGCACGATCATGTATTGTGCAGCGTTGTGGCGTAGTCGAGGCAGTCTAGAAAACGTGTTTGCGTCGTTTGACAACATGGGTACAGCACCGCAACAGTCAATGACACCGATCGTCAAGCAGTTGTTAGGTATTGACCGACCTGCGGTGGCATAGTGCCTGCACCGTATAACGATCTATTTAACGAGGCGCTAGACGATCTCACAGCCACGCTGACAGCCGTAACAGGCTTACGGGTAGTAAACGACCCGACAAAACTTGTGCCTAATTGTGTGTTCATTACAGCGCCAAGTTTTACAACAATCGCAGGTAACGGCAACATCGTGCGTATGGATTTCCCGATTAAAATTGTTGGCAGCGGCCCAGCAGGGCTACCCGTGTTGCGCGAAATTTTGCAGATCACCGCGCTCGTGCTTGGCTCAAGCGTTATTGCAATGTCGGGCAGACCCGGCACACTCGACATAGGCGGGCAAGAGTATCCGTGCTATGACGTGGCAGTTGGCTTGCAAGCGCAAACGGCGTGAGCATACACACGCATATCGTTGCGGTATGGTAAAACTATAGTTACAAGACAAAAGGATTAACACATGGCAACTAGCACCTATCTATCAAACCCAGTCGTTTTAATCGGTGCGTCAAGCGCTGCAACGACCGATATCACGGACCAAGTTTCGTCTGTGGTCGTAAATTATGTGGTTGAGGCTTTAGAGGACACGGCCTTCGGAAGCACCGCAAGAACCAACACAGCAGGCTTGCAGTCAAATTCTGCAACGTTAACTTTGTATGCGTCGTACGCATCGGCTGAAAGTTACGCAACATTGTCAGCGCTCGTTGGTACAAAATGCTATATCAAAGTAACCCCAGCGTCAGGCTCGAACACAGCCACTAACCCCGGGTTTGAACTAACTAATACGTTCTTAAGCGCGTTGCCAGTAATGAACGCAAACTTAGGCGAGTTGGCTACCTACGACATTGAACTTATGGGTGGCGCATACACAGTTGACGTAACGTGATCTAACGCGCCATAACTGGCCGAGAACAGGACAAGGCAATGAGATTAAAACTTAAGGTAGATCTGCAAGACGGCGTAGCGCCAGTCGAGTTAACAACAAATATGTTTGTGATATGCGAGTGGGAAAAAACTGAGGGTCGCAAAATTAGTGACGGCAAAGGCATCGGCTACACCGATCTAGTTTGCTGGGCATACAACCTGCTAAAACTTAGCGGCCAAAAAATGCCTGCAACATATCGTGATTGGGTTAAAGAAAACCCAAACATGACGATTGAGGCAATAGACGAGACAGACCCAAACCTTACGGCGTAGGCAGTTACCGACGGCAACTAGCAGAACTGTTAGTCGCAACAGGGTATTGGCCTACGACAATCGAGTTTGACACGCGCGACCTGATAACGGTGATTACGCTATTGAATAAGCAAAAGAGGTAGCGCAATGCCAGCATCAACAACTATTGAAATCGTCGGGGTCAAACAGACGATTAACTCTTTGCGTAAAATTGACCCGCAACTGCAAAAAGATTTTAAGGCAGACGCAACGCAGATTGCAGAGCCAGCGCTTAAAGCAGCCAAAGCGGTTTATACACAAGTGCCATTGTCGGGCATGAAATACAAATGGCAAGAGCAGGGTCGCACACGACCAAATTTTCCGTTTACAGTTGCTAAAGCAGTTAACGGCGTAAAGGTACGGTTCGACACTCGACGTAACGCAGTTGGCGTAATTCTTATTGAGCAGAAAGACCCAGCGGCTGCAATCTTTGAAACGGCTGGTCGTGCTAACTCAAACAAATTAAATACAAGTTTGTTGTTTGTTGGCTTGCCAGTTAGCGCTGGTCGCACTCGACTGATCGGCCCGGCTGTTTATAAAGCGCGTCGCGGTATTGAAGCTGAGATGACAAAGATGATTGCTAAAACTATGCGCGTTGTGCAGGCAGGTTTGTAATGGCATTAAGTATTCCGATTGTCTCTGAGTTTGACGGCAAAGGCATTGACAAAGCAATTAAAGAATTTAAGCAATTAGAGACTGTTGGCGAAAAAGCACAGTTTGCTATTAAGAAAGCGGCGATACCTGCGGCGGCTGCGATCACGGCGGTTGCGGGTGCGTTGGGTTTGGCGGCTAAAGCGGCAGCCGAGGACGAACAGCAACAAGCAATTTTGGCTAACACGATGCAAAACGTTGTGGGCGCTACTGATGCAACGGTTGCGGCGACTGAGGACATGATCTCGGCTATGTCGAGGGCAACTGGTACGGCTGATAGCGAGTTACGGCCAGCGTTTAGTGCATTGCTTGTCGGTACAAAAAACGTTGGCGAGGCTACTGACGCGCTATCGCTTGCCCAAGATATTTCGGCCGCAACTGGTAACAATCTTGCAACGGTTAGCGACGCGCTTGCTAAAGCGTATGCAGGCAACATGAAAGGTCTTGCAGCGTTGTCGCCTGAGATGAAAGGCATGATTAAAGACGGTGCGTCACTCGACACGGTAATGCTGGCATTAAACGACAACTTTGGTGGCGCGGCCGCAAAATCTGCAAACACCGCAGCAGGACAATTTAAGATATTAAAAAATAGTTTGGCTGAAACACAAGAAAGCATTGGTGCAGGTTTGTTGCCCGTGTTGCAAAAAGTGTTGCCGTATTTGCAAAGCATGGCTGACTGGGCGCAAAAAAATCCTAAAGCATTTTTGTTTATTGCCGGCACGATTAGCGCTATTGCTACAGCGATCTTGGCAGTTAATTTTGCTATGGCCGCTAATCCGTTCACGTTAATTGCGCTCGGCATTGCTGCGTTGATTACTGGTCTTGCAGTTGCGTACACAAAATTTGAGGGCTTTAGAAATGTTGTCAATTTTGTGCTTAACAGTTTGATTGCTGGTTTTGAATTGTTTGCTAATTCGTTTATCGGCGCAATTAACTTAATTATTGACGGCATGAATTTGATTAACCCGTTTACTGATATCGGCAAGTTGCCGACAATTAACTTGGGTCGTATTGGTGGCGGTGGCGCTGCGACTAGCGGCGGGCAGGCTCGAGAGGGTGGCACGGGCAGTATTACACCTAGTTTGCCAAGTATGCCTAGTTTGCCCTCAACGCTTATTGGTGGCGGTGGTGGCTCAGGCGGCGGTGGCGGGTCAGGTGGCGGTGGTGGCGGTATTGGTAGCCCTAACGATCTTGTGACTATACAAGGCGCTTTAACAACGTCAGGCAACGCTGAACGTATTGCAGCGCGTAGTAGCGGTGGCGTAACAATAAACGTGACTGGCGGTATGTCAACTAGCGCCGAGATCGGGCAAAGCGTGTTGAACAGTTTGCTGGCCTACCAGCGCACTAACGGGCCACTCGATTTACAGATTGCGTCGTAATGGCAGGTACAGCCGTTGTCGCTAGTGGCAACTATGACTTAGAGATTGACACAGGTTTTATTCAAGACGCATTTTTACTTGATGACGCAACCGCTGGCGTACTTAATAACACTCAATATTTGCTTGACGGTACGACAGATTTTGCGAGCGTGCTTGACGGCGTTAACAGCATCACGGTTAAGCGTGGGCGACGCGATCAGGGCGACCAATTTAGTGCTGGCACTATGTCGTTTACGATGCTTGACACGGCAGGTATTTTTAACCCGTTTGACACCAACTCGCCGTACTACGACACACCGCAAGCGCAACCGGGTCTTGCCCCTATGCGTCGAGTGCGTTTGTCGCGTTATAGTTCGCTGAACGTTAAAGAATATTTGTTTGTTGGCGTTATCGTAAATTATGACTACAACTTTGCGCTTGGCGGTCTTGACACGGTGACCGTGTTTTGTGCAGACGATTTTTATTTGTTGGCACAAACATTTTTAGACGAATTTAACGTTAGCGAGCAGTTGTCTAGCGCTCGAGTTACGGCGGTACTTGATCGGCCTGAGGTTGCGTTTCCAGCGTTAACGCGCGACATTGCTACAGGTACACAGACGCTTGGCGGTTCAGCAGCGTTTACCGTTGCACAGGGTACGAATGTGCTTGGCTATTTGTCTGACGTAAATGAGGCTGAGCAGGGTCGCTTGTTTATGTCGCGTGACGGCGATCTAGTGTTTGACGCGCGACTAGGCACAACCCTTACTCCAGCCGTAGCAGATTTTCATGACGACGGCACGAACATTCCGTATAACGGCGTGGGCATAACTTTTGAAGCCGATCAGGTAACTAACCGTGCAGTCGTGCAAATACTTGGCAGTAACAATCCGCAGGTCGCTGACGACGCTGGTAGTCAAACAAAGTATTTTGTGCAGACTTACAGCATTACTAACAGCCTTTTGCATAACGACAGCGCTGCACTTGATTTGGCGGTTTATTTGCTTGACCCTGAACCTGAGGCACGGTACACGTCTTTGGCTACGTCGTTTGCTTTGTTGACTAGCGCGCAACGTGACACGGTGGCCGTGATTGACGTGGGCGACACGATCACGATTGAGAAGTCGTTTACGTCAGGCGTGACGACTACCGAGTTAGCACAGGAATTGGCAGTCGAAGGCATCGAGCATACGATCAGCGTTAATACCGGGCATAGCGTTACTTATTACACGTCGCCAACCGTAATTGTTTATGAGCTGATACTTGATGACTTGTCGTTTGGTATCATCAACGCGGACAACGCTCTAGGGTAAAGTAGGCAAATATGACAACACCGTTTCCGTTTGTTGCTGGTCAGGTTTTGACGGCCGCGCAACTTAACGACATACAAAATTTACCGATATCAGATAAAACCGCTAGTTACGTTTTAATTGCAGGCGACGAAACTAAGCGCACAATTATGAACGCTGCAGGCGCTACAACAATTACTGTAAACAACTCGATCTTTACGGTTGGCGATGTTATTCAGGTCGCTAACAAAGGTGCAGGCACTTGCACAATTACTGCGGGTGCGGGCGTAACTATTAACACAAGCGGTTCGCTTGCTTTGGCGCAATATGGGGGCGGCTATTTACTTGCATTGTCGGCGTCAACTTTCACTTTTTTTAACTTAGGGGGTGGCGTATCGTACGGTACGGCTACTGGCGGGTCTAGTAGTTCAATTACTGTTGGCGGCATAAATTACACGTTGTTGACGTTTACTAGCGATAGTACTTTGACGGTTACTAAAGCAGGCTTGTTTGATGTTTTGCTTGTAGGTGGTGGCGGTGGCGGCGGTTCATACCCTAATGCAGGTTATGGCGGCGGTGGCGGCGGTGGCGGTGGAGTTTCATCACGCACAATTTATTTAAGCGCAAACGCAACAATAGATGTAGGTGCAGGTGGCACAGGTTGGACATCTGCCGCAAGCACTTGCACCGCTGGTTTAGGTTCAGAAATTGGGACTGCACCAAACATTATAAATGCGGCAGGTGGCGGAAATGGTTCATCAGTTAATTCTGGAGGTACACCGCAAATTGGTAGTTCAGGCGCGTCGGGCGGTGGCGGTATGGGTTTTTATACTTCGTTACCAGTAGGAATTGGTTTGTGCGCTGGTCAAGGTTTTGCAGGTGGTCAAGGTGCTTCGCAAAGCGGTGGCGGTGGCGGCGGTTACGCTGGTGTAGGTTCAGCCGCGTCTGGCACTACTGGCGGTGCAGGTGGCGGCGGTTATGACGTAAGCGCTTTTATTGGTTCTAGTGCATTAATTAAAAGCGGTGGCGGCGGCGGTGGCGGTCAAACAACTGGCGGTGCGGCAGGCGGCAGCGGCGGCGCAGGTGGAAGTAATGCAGCTGGAACATCAGCAAGCGCAAACACAGGCGGCGGTGGCGGCGGCGGCGTGGGAAACACAAACGGCGGAAACGGCGGCAGCGGAATTATCTATGTCAGGTTTAAGGTTTAACTATGGAACAATATTTTGCACAACTTAACGATCAAAACATTGTTATAGACCTACACGTTGTGACAGCAGAATTTATGGCCGCAAACCCTGAACGATATACAGGCGTATGGGTAGAAACATTTACAGACAACCCAAACAAAAACTATGCAGGAATTGGCTACACATACAATTTTGAAACACAAGATTTTTACGTGCCTTACGTCGAGCCACTACCGTTGCCTGACGAGCCGTAATGCAATGCGATACGGGCTATTTGCGCTGATACTTATGTTGACGGCTTGCGAAAGTACACGCGACAACACAATCACAGTCAAATCACGCGTAAAAAACATGACGTTAGATAACTGCAACGTGCCTGACCGATGCGGCATAACACCATGACTCGACACAGATACACAGCCGACGAACTACACGCACGCATGATCGTGACCGTAGGCGTATTGTTGGCCATAGTTTTTAGCACCATAGTTTTAGGCATGACATACGGCCTGTTGTTTGTATCGCAACCTGAAAAACAAGCACCAAACGACGCAGCGTTTATAGATTTAATGTCAACCATTGTCGTGTTTTTAACTGGCACATTGTCAGGCATTGTTGCATCTAACGGCATAAAAAAACCTACTAAATAACAATGCCTAATCGCGCTTACATAGTTACACAACAACCAGTTGTAAAGTCTGCGCTGGCTGGCACGACAGAGTGGGCGCGACTTGCGTGTTTGCATAGCGGTGGCAGTTTGTGGAATAACGGCACATTTGTGCATCGTGATATTCGCAACAGACCCGGCACGATCAGCAACCATGCTCGAGGGCTGGCAATGGATTTGTCGTACCGTTGGCTTAACCAAAAAAAATTGGGCAGAGTTGACGGCCGCAAAACGTCATTTGCGTTTATTGTCAAGTGTTTAGAAAACGCTGACCATTTAGGCATACAACTTGTAATTTGTTACGCATCGCAACGGTCATGGAAATGCGACCGTGGCACATGGCAACCGCTACCAAGTGTCGAGCAGGGCGACTGGTATCACATAGAGATTGACCCGCACGTCGCCAATGACCCAATCATCGCAAAACAGCGCTGGCAAGCCGTTTTCGGGGTATCCCCACAGGTAGCACCACCGTCTGTCTAGGCTTATTTACCTACCGAGAAAGTAGGTCACTATGACACTCATCAGCAAACTTGCAATATCGCTATTTATTAGCGTCACGTCAATATTTATATTAAAACCGCCGCCTGCACCCACAGTTGACGATCTAGCAGTCAGACAACCCGAGGTATTTGAGGGCTACGGCCGACCAGTTGACATACCTAGCACTACTAGCACCGTGCCTGTAACTACGCCTATAACGCAACCTGACGCGTGTCAGACCGTGTTTGACATGGCTCGACACGTCGGCTGGGCTGAACAAGACCTGACACAACTAGTTGCAATCGCCTACCGCGAAAGCCGGTGCAACCCTGCAGCGTTTAACCCGACCGACCCAAACGGCGGCAGCGCAGGGGTTATGCAGATCAACTACTTTTGGTGCAAACCTTCGTCGTACTACACCAACGGCTACTTGCAGGCATACGGCCTATTACGCACGTGCGACGATCTGTTTGACCTTGAGGACAATTTGCGTAGCGCGTTAGCGATCTTTAGATACTCAAATGGTTGGCGTGCATGGTCACTTTAAAACACTTGTTTTTGGCAACCGTCTTGACGGCGTACACCTACCTGATAATGTCAGTCACCAACAAACGAAAGGCAAGAGATGACCGAGAACATCGACCCGAGAACTGACCCACAGTTCAAAGCACTAATGCAAGTGATGAACGACATCACACAAAACAAAGTGCCGATATACAACCCTTGGGAGTTGGCGGCGCGTAGCACGTTACGAAAAATACAACACGAGATTGACGATCGCAATGTTTTAGATGACGGCGAGTTAATCGACGTGCTAAACCAAACACGTATTGAAATAAAATATTTGTTGAGCATCATTAACGATTTGCACGAGCGCGTCAAAGAGCGCGACATCGAGATTGGTATTAAGCAATTGCGCTTGAACGAAAACGAAGTTGAAATTCAGCGTTTAGAAAATATGGTGCATCGTGCTAACTAAACACGACAAAAACCGTATGCGTATCGCAATGGCCGAAAGCCAAGCCAGCGCAAACGCCAAATGGACACCCGAGCAACAAGATCGCGTTGATGCGGCGATACGCAAAATGGCGCGCATGATGCCACGCTTTACAGCCGACCAAGTTTGGTACGAGTTAGGCGCGTCATTCCCGGTTACTAAAGGCATGACCGCTCGACTACTGGTTGCGCAACGTAACGGCGTAATTAAGAACACGGGCGAGATTACGTTTGCTGAACGTGGCGGCGAACACGATCACGCGCAACGCTTAACGATATGGCAATCGTTGTGACAGCAAAATATTGGTTTGACGTACGAGAAATTATAGAAGCGCTAATAAAACCACTTAATAAAAATTGTGTTGTTTATGTTTTTAGTGATGTATACGATCGCGTTTTGTATGTTGGCAAAACCTTAAACCCTTTAGAACGTTTTGGCCGACATTGCAAAGACAAAGATTGGTTTGCAGAAATTGCTTATTGGGAAATTGAATATTGCGCAGACGAAGCTGACGCACTTAATCGTGAAGATGAGTTAATTAAAGAATTGCAACCGATTTACAACAAAACTAAAAACAGGCGTAATCGTCCATGCAGTCAAAAAACAAAACGTTATTGGAAAAATGTTACAACTCAAGACGTGATAAGGCAAGTAAAAAACGAAATGGGTTTGTCGTCTTTAGATAGTTATACGTCATTGCCAATTACAGATTTACAACGCTTTGTTAAACGTCGAGACGAATTATTAGATTTGCGTCAAATAGTTTTAA